ACCAGAACCTGCACCAGAACCTGCACCAGAACCTGCACCAGAACCAGCGCCTGCACCAGCACCAGAACCTGCGCCTGCACCAGCACCAGCGCCTGCACCAGAACCAGAACCAGAACCAGCGCCTGCACCAGAACCAGAACCAGCGCCTGCACCAGCGCCAGTACCAGAACCAGCGCCTGCGCCAGCACCAGCTCCTGCGCCAGCACCAGAACCAGAACCTGCGCCAGCTCCAGGGCCAGAACCCTACAAGATCTCAATTAATTACACATCAAATGTTCCATCGCAAAATATTCAAGATTTAATTAACACTAGTAAAGGAATTATAGAATCTATAATTGTTAGAACACATGGTTATCGTTTACCAGATGTAAGTTTAGATTACGATATGATTGTAGATATTAATATGAGATCACTCGGTGCAGGTATTTTAGCTAGTGCCCGTCCAACACTAATTAATGATTCCGTTGTACCTGGTGTACCACTTCGTCAATCAGTAAGTCTTAATAGTGACAGATTAAATGAATCATCATTATTATCCACAGTTACATTTAATAATACAACTGTAGTTATGTTAATTCCAGTAATGGTTCATGAAATGTTACATGGTCTAGGTATTGCGTCACTTCAGACAGGTAATATATTTGTTGGATGGGATCAATTCTTAGATTCCAGTAAAATATGGTACACTGGACCAAATAGTAACTGGAATTCAAGTGAAGCTATTAAAGCCTATCGTGAACTTGTTGGTCCACAAGTATATCGTATTCCAATTGAAAATAGCTTCGGTCAGGGAACAGCTTACTCTCATTGGGAGGAAGGTATAAAAGACGGTTTTGTAAAAGAACCTCGTTACTATAACTATGGTTCTGGAAATGTATTCCATCCAGCATTACCAGAAGAAATTATGACAGGTGTAGCTGGAAATAAATTCTATTTAACTAAGTTAACTGCTGGCGCATTAGTAGACCACGGATACATTGTTAATATGAATAGTTCTAATATTGTACCATATCCTCCATCATTAATACAGACATCTTAGAGAACTATATTACCTATCGTTATACGAAGTTTCTCTGATGTAGTATACCATTTACGCCAATTTTCTATTTTAACCCACCCTGCTCTTACTGCATATGCTCCATTTTGAATAAATAGATCATATTCACACTTTTTTATAAAACAACCATTATAATGCTCTTTACATTCCTCTATTGTATTAATAATTAATGGCTGACCTTTGTCTATACGAACACTATTATGAAAAGTAAAAAGCCATGTACGTATTGTGCTACGAAGATTATCTCCTATAAGTCCTTTTAAGGATGAGAATGGATTGTTACTAATATAAGTTAGCGCATGTGCTTGACATTCAGGACAGGGAATAATAAGATGTAGATTATTTATTATTGTTTCCATATGATTAGCTTGATCATTATCTACGATTGGATTACCTGAAAATCCAATCTTTTCAGTTAAACAATGTAAATATCTCCAGACTATAGGCCCCCATTCAACAGGATCTGGAGTATCCGTACTAGCATTACCCATAAAGTGAACTGTGCCTTCGCGTTTTTTTCCACATCCACAAGGCATTCTCTAAACTTAGATATAAATAATATATAATAGTTTATCGCAGTAGTTTAGATTTATTAATGACATATACAAGTTACACAAGGCAAACATCGTAGATACCATGATAATTTTATTCTATCATTTTTAACATCTACATCATGTATTAATTGATGATTTTTATGAGGTAAGGTGTCTCCTATTTTAATCCATTCGGATATTGAATATTGACTCCCCATTGATAAATTACATCTGGAACATATGGGTTTAAGATTAGTTATATCTGTTTTACCACCGTGACTCTCTGGGATATTATGTCCAACATGAAAGTCAAATACACTAATTGTATTTTGACACCAGTCAACTAAGCATTTATGTTCGTATTGACGTCCAATATTTTTTATCCACACCTGTTCCCTTAGGGCTTTAGGAATATTTGCCTTAGTTTTATATTTACTTTTTTTATCTTTAAACATTTATATTAATTATATAACGTCTGTTAGCTTTATATTAAAATCAATTTTAAATTGAATATAATATACAGCCCAGGTGGGAATTGAACCCACGGCCTACAGCTTAGAAGGCTGTCGCTCTATCCAACTGAGCTACAAGGCTATTAAGAGACTTTAATAAAGTATCTTAATAACATTAATTGCCCTCTGCGAGAATCGAACTCGCGACCTTTTCTTTACAAGAGAGACGCAATGCCACTTTGCTAAGAAGGCAACTATAGCTGATTTTATCAGCTATTTAGAGGCTTTAAGAAAGACTCTAAATATATGGGGGATGCCGAGAGTTGAACTCGGGACCTCTTAGATGTTTTATCGCCCAAACTAAGCATTATAACCACTAAACTACATCCCCCTAACGTCTGGTTCCAAAGAACCATTTTTGATATCATATCAGACATCAAAAATAGTTTTATATGGGGTGCGAGATTCGAACTCGCGAAGCTTACGCAGTAGAGCTTAAATCTACCCCCTTTGACCGCTCGGGTAACCCCATTGGTGGTTTATTCACCACAATATTTATTATTCATCCGATCTTTAAGCCCTTTCATGTTAAGACTCTGCAAGCGGTCTGTAGCTTTTCTATCGCGCCTTGTGCTAGTTCCTCTGTTGAAATTGGCAGATATTTATGAACTATTGTATTAAAAAACAGCAATTCGTATAACCCCAACAATATCACCATTGCAAGATTCTCTAATACCACATTCTTCCAGTTAATCTTTATCTTACGTACACGTGTATATACTGATAATATAACAAATAGTCCAGATAATCCACTTACATATCCCCACGCAATATTCGAAATATGATTATTATATTTATATCTTGCCAATTCCTCTGTTTTTCCTTTTTGTATTACATCTGAGGCATTTATATATGATTCCAATATATTATCTACGACTTCAATCTGCTCGGCAGTCATATTATAACAGTCGGTTACAGCCCCATTTATAAATGTATTAATTGCGTTTTCAATTCCATTATTTTCCAGCGATGATACATATAAAAAATAGAATAGAGTTTCAAATATAGATATTAGTGTTATATGAAGTAGTAATTTTATTAGTGTTGCGACAATTTGTTGTTCATAATTACAGCAGCGCTTCTCTTCTTCTTGGTCTATAAACTGTGATTTATAAACGCTCTCTATATTTTTAAATAACCATGGATCATAATTAGGCGCTTCATAACGGGGCGCATCATAACGGTCTGCTTCATAATTAGTTTGAGGCGGAAACTGTTGCGTATCATATGGAGACTCATCAAATATTAATGAGGGATACTTTAGTCTACTTTTAGACAATGTTGATGATTTTTGATACATTCCATATCCTAATTATATTATGGTTATTACTTTTAGGTCCAGATTTTATTTGTAATATAGTAGAGATGTTTATATATAACTCCACACAGACACATTCCGAATTTAAAAGAGGCATCGGCCAAACTAAAACGAAGAGGGTAACGGTGCGCGGGAAAACTGGTTATAAAATGGTTACTATTCGAAGATCAGGAAGAGTTACTAGAAAATCAAAGAAGCGTCTCACACAAAACGAAATAAAATGTATTAAACGCTGTCAATTTATTCCAGGATTGTTTAAGGATTGTGAAAAATGTGTAATGTAGTCTGTTATACAAATTCTAAAATACTGTATGCTCTATCATCCAATATTTTAATCTTTTGCTTTAACTGTTTATTCAAAAATGGCCACATTGCAGTTAACAATGTTCTAATATGCCATGTGGGATTTATGATTTTAATTTCTAGTAAAGTGTCACCATACTTACCCATAAGTAGATTCGCAATACCTATAATACCCGTACCTTGTTGTGAATCTAAAACAAACGATAGACTAAATCCTTCACTATCAAATATCCACATCCATTTTTTATCACCAATTAAGGCGAATGCAGCATTATAATGCTCTAGAACTTGATTACTATTTGTATATTTTATTCCCTTTGTCGGATTTGTATAATATGTTACAACTCCGTTTTTATCAGAGATTTTCTTAAATGAATAATTTGACTGATCCATGTACTACGCTTTTCACATATTATAATTATTTCTTTATATTCGCGGGCACTTCGCGGCTATATAGTATACTTCTAGTGCGTTCAGAACTTAAAGAATTAGTTCTACGGAGTATGTGGAGAGAAATCTCCAAGGGCTTCCTTAGCTCAGATGGTAGAGCAACAGGCTGTTAGACCTGTGAGTGTAACCTGTGAGTCGTTGGTTCGATTCCAACAGGAAGCGTTATTAAAAATAATGATATTTATTTTTAATATAGCTTTTATGTTTATAGTATTATAAAACTAGTATAAAGATTAAATTATATTATAACACAATATGCAATCTATTTTAGAAAAATCAATTGAGAGTGGAACTGCTGGAGCAGGAGCCATGTCCGTCCAAGTATGTACTCTTATGTGGTTACGAACAATTATGAATTATCAATATACTCATGGAGGAAATATTCAAGGAACAGTTAAGAAATTATATGGAGAAGGTGGAGTTCGTCGTTTTTATAAAGGGTTTACACCTGCATTATTTCAAGGTCCATTATCTAGATTTGGAGATACCTTTAGTAATACATTGGCACTTTCTATTTGTGAGAAAAATTCTGTAGTCAATGAACTTCCAGTATTTATAAAAACGGGATTTGCTTCAATTACCGCAGGTTTATTTCGTATTTGTTTGATGCCAATTGATACAGTAAAAACAAATCTTCAAGTAAATGGAAATATGAATAATTTAAGCAATAGTTTGAAAATAGCAGGACCGCGTATTTTATTCAATGGAGCAATGGCAACATCATCTGCTACAATTGTAGGACATTATCCTTGGTTTATTACTCATAATTATTTAAATACTTATCTTCCAAAATATGAAAAAGATCAAAAATTGGAAAATATGGGGAGAAATGCTTTTATTGGTTTTACATCGAGTATTGTGTCAGATACATCAAGTAATTCATTTAGAATCGTGAAAACCGCAAAACAGTCGCATCTAGATCCAAAAATAACATATCGTAAAATTATTGATGAAATCATTCAAAAAGATGGAGTATCTGGTTTATTTGGACGAGGACTCAAGATTCGTCTTTTTACAAATGGCGTCCAAGGAATTATGTTTAGCGTTATTTGGAAATATTTGAGTAATGCTTAGAGCTTTTAAAAATTTAAGTAATGCTTAGAGCTCTTAAAAAAATTATTTTTATTCTTATTTTGTTTTAGTTGTATTTTTATTTAATTTAATTAGTATTTTCACACCGAATAATATACACGCTTCAAACCATGATCCCTTATACATTTTTCCAAGTGACACTTACATGAGTGGCAAGGCTCTGAAGGGCCTACCTCACGCGTGCCACGCATTATTCGGATTACAACCATAATTGCACCATCTAACTTGGATATATCACCAACCTTCTTTATAGCTGCCCTCTCTGCGTGAATTGTCCTTGTCGCATATCCACATCCCTTTGAACGCGACCCTATGGCGTTACTTGCCACACTCAATACCTTACCGCGCTTTATAAGCATGGCAATATGTAACGATGTTGTGTGGTATGCCCGCCTTGTCTCTACCTGTATTACACTATTAATCATATGATATGCTATATCATTACTCAATCTCATGGAAATAATATAGTATTGAAATAAGCCTAATTTCTAGTAGCGACTATGTTTTAAATGATTAATTTAATCAATTTTTATTATGTGGGATTTTATATATATTATTTGTCTTATTCTGAAGTAATATTTATAACACTTTGTGCGTTTTCTTCTGGTTTTGGAATTTCCTCTGGTTTTGGAATTTCTGTAGGAATTACTATAGTGTTTTTCTCTTCAGATGTTAATAATAAATCCTTTTGATGTGAAATTAGCGCTTTCTCAGTTAATTCTCTTTTAGTATGTGATACACTTTTCTTTCTATAATTTAATCTACTTTCAAACTGTGAACTACCCGTCTTAGATAATTGTGGAGGAGTAAAACTATGATCTTGTTGTAATTTTTTCTCTAGCTCTATTTCTTGGCTAATCTTTCGGTTTCTTTCCTCTAAAATTTTCTCATAATCCTTATGTACTCTTTCAACTTCTCTGTGTTTTTGTTCGATCTCATCTTCAAAAGTCTTTTTTCTTGTTTCTATTGCCTCATTTAATCTTGTCTGGATTTGGGCCGCAATTCTACTCTCTATTTCTGGAGTAACTAGCTCATTAAGAGTCTGTTTCTTTCTTCTTAACATAAGTGCTGCCTCAACAGCTGCTTGTTTAAGACGTGTTTCTGAGCTTTCAAATACACGGGTATGTTCTAGTGCTCCACAAATATCTGGCTTTTTCAAGTCCTTGATATTTCCTATTTTTTGTTCAAATAGAGTAATCGCTTCAGATGGTATTGCTGGAGATTGCTCTATTAATCTGTCTAAGTCAGCACGGCAAATCTTTAAAAAGTCCAATGAATCAATTCGATCATCTGGTTTTAATGCTAACTCTACTGCGATTAAACGTTGAAACTTACCCCAAGCTATTGCGGCAACTCTATGAGATTCTTCTAGTTGCGCATACCGTAAATAGTTTCCAACTGTTGTTAGAAGTCCTGCGAGTAATGATATACCACCAATTCCAAAACTAGCATACTTTTTAGCACTCTCATCACCTTCAAATAATGACTGAATACCAAAATTAGCTGTTCCGCCTAGAGTAGATAATACTATCACTGGCAGATTTATCCATAGTGTCTTTACATGATAGATTTTATCAGATTGATTGTGAAGCCATCTATAACAGGACGCAATATCACTCCATTCTGCCATTAATCTCTCCTGTTCTTTTGACCATCCATTTAGAAACTTTTTAGGTTTCTCTTTCTCCTCATCTCCATTCGCCGATTTTCTACTTTCTGGAGAAGGTGATCTAGATGCACTTTTAACACTTCCAGCACTTCCAATACTCGCATTAATATCCGTGCCATTTATAATTGTTACACCTTCCTCTTGCATTTTGTCCCTATTAGTTTAGATTTTTTTTATTTGATTTTAACATCAATTAAATATCTTATATTTATGAAAAATATACTCATTATATCTAACTTCTACTTTTTTTCAGATTTCCATTTCTTTTTTGATTCTAGACCTGTCTTATACAAAACTTCCACTTCTTTTTCTGTTAGTTTATTTACATCGATACCTTTTGGCAGTGATACAAATTGTGGTTTTTTAAGCGATGTTTTCATTATATATGGCCCATATTGACCTGTGCGAATTACATAGTCTTTGAATTGCTTTACATTGCCATTCTTTTTAGCTTCAAATCGAGCAATTGTCTTATCCAGCTCTTCATCTGACTGATATGGAATTGATATACTATCGCATTGAAGATACTCGCCAAACTTACCTGACTTCTTTATAATTGGATTACCATTCCATTCTCCCGCGTTTATTCCTATTTTATTCTTTACGACTTCTTCCTTGAATTTTATTGCCTGCTCTTCTGTAATATCCTCAAATGCTACACCTGTCGGCCAGCCTAGAAATTGTGTATCCTCTTTTTTAATTGATTCAATTAATAATAGTGGACCCTTCTTTGATTGAACCGCCTTAAGATTATTAGAGAATTCTTTGACACGGGCATTTGACTCACCTTCTTTTGTCTTAATCTGTTGTTTTGAACTCAGATCTTCATATCTGTCTTTATATGACGCCCACATATCCCTTAGAACTTGTTTCCACTCCTCCTTCCCTTCAGCGACTTGATCTAGACGCTGCTCCATTTGCGACGTAAATCCATAATCAAATAAATCATTGAAGTGTTTCAATATGAAATTTAGCACAGATCGGCCTAACTCTGTCGGTACTAACTTGTTCTTCTCAGCACCCACTTTCTTCTTTAACTCTTTTACAGTCGCAGGCCATTCATTTGGTTTCAAACTATACTCCTTTATTGTGACATCTTTGGCGGGAATATTTTTTGTTTCTACATAGCTCTTATCCTGAATTGTGGCAATGAGTGATGCGAATGTTGATGGACGACCAATACCGAATTTTTCAAGCTCCCTTACTAGCATTGCCTCAGTATATCGTCCATGGGCCTTTGTCTCTTTTGGCTCGGCCTTCATGTTAAGCCATTCTACTTTATCTCCTGGTCTAAGCTTCAAAGCATTTGCCCATACTTCATCTTTTGAATCCTCATCACCTGTGTTCTCATTATCATCATCAATCTGAGCTACTTTACCAGCACGCCGCCATCCCTCAAATGTTGTATGTTTCCATTGAGATAACCATGTAAAATCTTCATCATTTAGAATCTGCGTCCTAACTTTACAGGTCTCACCGCGAGCTGGGGCCATTACCGACTGAATCGCACGCTGCCAAATAAGATTATAGATCTTTCTATCATATGCGGTCCATGATGCCCCTTCGGGTAGTGCTGTAAGATCCATATGAGTTGGACGAATAGCCTCATGTGCTTCCTGGGCTTTTACTTCACCGTCTTTTTCTTTTGCTTCTGTTGCTTCTTTTGCTTCGCTTATTGCTTGTGTAGCGACTTTTGGCCTTTTTTTTGATGTCTTTTTTGGAGGGGTTTCTTCCTGTTTTTCTTCTCGTTTCTCTTCTTGCTTTTGGGCGATAAATTCCTCACCATAATTCTCTAGCACCCATTGTTTAGCCTCAATCTTGGCTTCCTCTGATATGACCGCCTTATCTGTCCGCATATATGTAATATGACCCGCCTCATACAAACGCTGGGCTATTTTCATTGTATCTTTCGGATTAATACTAAACTGCGCACTGGCTTGTTGCTGAAGCGTACTTGTAATAAGTGGTTCTGGTGCTGATTGACTCCAAGGTCGTACATCATTTGAGATTATAGTTCCGTCTTTGGTTTGATGGATAATCTCCATGTAATTCACTGCTGATTCTTCATCCTCCAATTCATCATCCATTCGCGAATTAAATTTAAAACCCTGGGGAGTTATCCAATTAGCTGATAAAGACCAGCTGGATGATGCCTTAAAATTAATAATTTGGTCCTCACGTTCTACTACAAGACGAAGTGCTGGAGTTTGGCATCGCCCTGCGGATAGTGATGGAGCCACATATCGCCATAGGAGTGGGCTCATAGTAAATCCAATCATCATATCGAGAATTGCACGTGATTGTTGTGCGTTAACACGGTTCATGTCTAAATGACGAGGTGATTCAATGGCTGAAATGATAGCCTTCTTTGTAATTTCGTGAAATACGGCTCTTAGAGTTGTTTTAGGATTTAATTTGAGTAGAAGACATACCGCATATGAGATTGCTTCACCCTCACGATCATCATCTGAAGCCAGATATACGGTTGTTGCCTCGGCGGCGGCATCTTTTAACTGTTTAATTGCTTTTCCTTTATCTTTTAGAAACTGATATTTTGCCTCAAAATCCCTATCAAGGCCAATTGCGTCAATGCTTTCCTCTAATGCGCGAATATGACCCATTGAAGCAATTACACGCCACCCTGTGCCTAAGAAACCTTGGATTTTCTGACATTTCGCTGGAGATTCTACAATAACTAAATTAGCCATACTCAGATTCATCTTTTAATTTATAAGACGGCATTATCAAATTTCATCTAATTGACAATCTAAAAATAATCTTACATTTGTCTTGTAGAATGGCGGCCCCTATATCAGCTTCAAGCGGCCAAGGAGCCCTTTTTGAACTCGTTGCCCGCGGCAACAAAGATAATTACTTTCTAAAAGACTCTAAAGATAGTACATTTCCCTATGATGCCAGTTATAATTCATCGGCGCATCACTTAGCTGAACGCAGAACATTTGTACCACTTAATGCGGTATCTTGGGGAAATTCATTTGAAGTTGAAATAGATCCCTATGGTGATGTTATGACCGAATGCGCCTTTGAAATTGATTTACCTACATGGCTTCCACAGTTACCGCTACTTCCTGCGACTAGTACTTCGGCTCTATATAATCCCTCCATTATTAATGGGTTGTATCCAATTACTAGCGTTTCCGCTGATCCAGCGTTAAGTCGTTCTTATGGATATGTAAATTATATTGGATATTTCCTCTTTGAGAGAATACAGTTCTATCAGGACCAGTTTCTAATTCAGGAATGGAGCGGTGATGGTCTATTAGCCAAGCAGGTATCAGAGGGCTCTTATACAAGTAGCTTTTTACAGCAAACTCTCGGCGGCCTTAATAATCCTATTAATTCGCCAATTCGTGGTATTCAACTTAGAGCAACTCCAGGACATTTAAGAGTTAAACTGCCGCTGCCTGTATTACAATGTCCTGGTGATAGTGGATTTCCTCTTGTGGCGATGGCCTGGCAGAAATTCCGTATTAAGGCTACTCTTCGCAATCTAGAAGATCTCATTATATGTAGCGATATTACACTTAATAAGACTAATCCTGCCTTTTATCCTTGGAATGTCGCACAGTTTAAATATGAAAATAGTGATGGGGATATAAAGACTTTTGAGCCGCTGCCGCTTTCTAAGGTGGGCCCACCTACTATTCTATTATCAACCGTCCAGCAATATGTTCCACCGCGCGTACAAGAAGAAATACGCAGCACAGTTATTCAGATTCCTTTTAGACGCCAATTTGAGAATGATTTTACATTTGGTGAACTAGACTATATTCCTTTGGATAAGGGTGGAACGGCGGCAGTAACACGTCGTCTAGACGGTAGGCATCCAACTGAGAAGATATTCTGGTTTTTCCGAACACAGGATAATCTTGATAAAAATCGGCTAGATGATTTCAATAATGATTACTTTGATACTAATCCACCAACGGCGACACAGCCTTATACTTTGCTAAAGGGTGCAGGATACTACAATATGAAACTTGTTATCGCTGGAAAAGATCGTGAAAATCTTCACGAACCTCTCTTGTGGCAAAATATATGCCAGTTAGTGAAAGATGAAAAAGCGAGCGGTCTACAAATTGGTGAGATGAAGTGGTCTACTGGTGCGAATTATGGTGTGATTTATCCTGCGCCTAGGCAGCCAGAGGGAACTGTTAATTTTACAACTGCAGATAGACCAACATTATATTTGGAACTGGCAAATATAAGAAAGAATAACATATTGGGACAAAGACGAGCTGAATTCCGCGTATTTACAGAGGGATGGAATGTATATGATGTCCGCGAAGGTCGCGGAAGATTGTTGTTTTCTAACTAAATTTATCCATATAATAATAATGAGTACTGTACGGCACAAGACAAGTAAGGGTAATAAGTCTCTGTGTGTCGGTATTATAACAATACCCCACTTAAAGAAAGTAAAGTATGGCGCGTCTCACATTATGAAAGCATATGTGGACTGGTTTGAGGAACGTGGTGTCCATGTTATTCCTATACCATATGACACTACTGATTATGAAATGTATTTTAACATGATAAATGGTTTAGTAATTCCTGGGGGTGAAACAACATTCATTATAAAGAATAAAACCTTTATGGCCACTGTTACACAGTTTATTGAGTTATCCTTACAGCAAAATGAGTATTTCCCCATTTGGGGGACATGTTTTGGTTTTGAATTATTATTGTTTCTAATTGGAAACTTTGATAAGCTAAAGCAATATAAAGCGCATGGACTTTATCCACTACACATTACACCAGCAGGTCACGAATCACGTATGTTTAAGTCATTCCCTTCACGATACTTACATTACTTAGAAAACTATAAGTCTTGTAATAATAACCACGAATTTGGCATTTCGCCAAATGACTTTACAGCTAACGAACACTTAAGACGGTTTTATAATATTCTTGCTACAAGTGTATCAAATAATGGTAAGGAATATGTTGCGGCAATTGAAGCTAAGCATTATCCAATTTACGGAGTTCAGTGGCATCCTGAACGTCAGCGAACAACGGGTCATTTTGTCGATTTCTTTATTTCAGAATTAAAGAAAAATAAGCATAGATGTAAGTCTAGAGCATATTTGAGAACACTTATGGCGCCTCATAAATGCTCGCAATATCCAGAACATAAGAATTTGCTGTGTTATTTTTTCTAATTATTTTTATTTATATAATTTAGTTACATATTTTATATCTGTTAGATCTGTTATATTTTAAATATTTCATAAAGTAGTAATGGGTAATTACCTTATGAAATATAATAATAATAATACGTTTCGTTCTTATAATGAAAATGAATTACCTCCAACACCTGATGTTTTATACTCAGAGATATACAAAGAAAAGGCACTAATTTTTACAAAAAGACGATCACGTTCCCCAAATAAATCAAATAAAATATTACCTCAATTGAGTTTTAAAGTGGGGAGCTTTAAATCTGCGAGCTTTAAATCTGCGAGTACAGAATCTGAGAACTTTAAACAGCCTTAAATCCCCCCTTTATCCATTGTGCCACTTTCATCGTATCAGATGATACAAATAGAGGTTGAGGAACTCCGTTTACAATCGCTAAAAATGCTGGAATTGATTTTACTCCACAGTATCCTGGCGTATAATCATTTTCATCTAGATCACATATGTACCATTTTATTTTATCACTTAGACTAACTAGAAAGTTTTTATCTAATCGTTTACAAGGGCCGCACCATGTAGCCGTAAAAAGCAGAATTGTAATAGGATCATGCGGTGTTGGGGGATTCTTTTTTATCAGACTCTCGAAGAACTCCTGGCTCGGAAGGTGTGGGAGGGTCATCGGTTTTATGCTGCTTGCCATTCTGTCTAAGGCGGCGGTAAGTTAAAATAAATCCAGACACGGCGATTAATCCGAATGTTCCTATTACCATATATGGTAATATACCACTATCATTTATCATACCACCTCCTGTGTGTTGTATTGGCTTCATAGCATCCTGTGGATTAAACTGAAGTTGTTCTGCTGCGGTTCCCAATGTTTCTATGGCTTTAGCAGTTGCCACTCCTTCAGATACTACAGCTGAACCAACTTTTGCCGCAGTTTTAACAGTGCTAGCAGCGGTCTCTACTGCGGAGGTCGCAGCACAGACTGCACCAGTAGCAGTTCCAAGTATAGTGTCTTTAA